GTCAGTGATGCAAGTGTGAGTTGTATACCTGTGAAGCTAAACAATCTAACATGCAGTTGTGGTGAAACGGATCTAATCTCGGTTGCGCCGGGCTTGGCACAAGAGATCGAGCCGGACTTATTTGCGCTTACGCCGGAACCTATGCGAGCATGGTGTCCGCGATGCTGGCGCGAGCGGTATGGCCCCGGATCTGTTTCTCGAAAGGATATTGCGCCCCGGCCTTGATGAATTAGAGGCACACGGGGGACCACGCCGCACCCGCGAAGCGGAACGGTGGTTGATCGCAGTCGGGCTACAGGAAAGCGACTTACGCCACCGTTACCAACATAGTCCCCGACCAATATCAGGACCGGCCAAGGGATGGTGGCAATTCGAGGAAAACGGCGTCTTAGGCGTTCTGACCCACCGGGCTTCAAGGGAGCTAGCCACCGCCGCCTGTCAAAGGCACTTCATCGTCCCGCACGTCGCACCGGCCACGCGAGCCTTGGAAGGGCACGATAGGCTGGCGGTAATCATGGCCCGCTTGCTGCTTTGGACGCACCCCCGAGCGTTGCCGCAGACGCAGGATGATGGCTGGCGTCAGTATCTTGATCTATGGCGCCCCGGTCGCCCGAGGATCGAACGGTGGGCGCCGTTTTGGAGACAGGCTGATGCCATCACTGCGGCAGGGTTTGTATGACCTTCTGACCAGCGTCGAGCTTGATACCAAGGAAGAGGGGCGGGTTAACGTCCAGCCGTGGCCGTCGCAGCGTATGGTTATCGACCAAGTTGCGCGCGGCATTCAGAAGGGTGTCCATGAGTTTGTAATTTTGAAATCGCGGCAGATGGCGATTACGACCGTTTGCAGCGTGATCGAGTTGTTTTGGGCCTTAGCAAATCCCGGTACGCAAGGGGCAATAATCGCAGACAGAACGGACAATTTAGAGAGGTTGAGAAGGATCTTCGCCAATCTCTTAGAGACATTACCCGACGAGTGGCGAGGTCGCGAACATCAGCTCGTAGCAAATAACCGCACGGGCATGATGTTTGCCAACCGCTCAGTGATTGATCTTCTGGCAGCGGGCAGCAATCCAGATCTAGGTGCCTCTCGCGCATTGAATATGTGCCATATGACCGAGTGCAGTCTGTGGCGCAGTCTAGCCGGTGTGGAAAGCCTGAAGGCGGCACTCGCGCGACAGAATCCTAATCGGCTGTATCTCTGGGAGTCGGTCGCGAACGGGTTTAATTGGTTCTACCAACATTGCCAGCAAGCCAAGACCGACCGGCATATGGCGTTTCTTTTCATCGGATTTTGGGCTAACCCAACGTACTCGATCCCGAAAACCGATCCCGATTATAGCGTGTACTGGGACGGGCATCTCACCGAAGATGAAGTAGTCCGCGCACGGTACGTCCGGCAGGAATACGGTGTCACCGTTAAAACGGAACAGATTGCATGGTGGCGCCGCGAGTCGGAATACCGTGCAGACGAATACATGCTGAGACATTTCCCGTGGCATGAAAAGGAATGCTTCATTGCAAGTGGGAGCGGTTTCTTCCCGGCGCAGCGCACGTTAGAGTTAGCCGAAGCCCTACAGGCGGGGGTGCCCTACCAAGCGTATAGATACCACTTTACTGACAAATTCCTAGATAGCAGAATAGAGCAAACCAAGGACGGCGAGAACGCGATGCTTCGCGTCTGGGAGCCGCCGGAACAGGGAGGCATCTATGTGGTTGGCTGCGATCCCTCCGGGGGAGGTGGCGGCAGCGCGGACGATCACTGCGTCCAAGTCCTTCGCTGCTACGCCGACAGAATTGTACAGGTGGCCGAGTTCCAAACGAATGCCCCGACAACGTACCAACTCGCGTGGGTTTTGGCGCACCTTTGCGGCGCATATCGGGACCATGTTGCTAATCTCGAAGTTACTGGTGTTGGTGCTGCGGTCCTACCGGAAATTAGAAACCTTAGACAACTAGCCGATCAAGGCTTGATGAATGCCGTGCCGGGCTTTGCTGACAACATCTTGGCGATGATTGGCTGCGTGCGGTGGTTCTTATACAAGCGACAAGACACGATGAGCGGGGCCGGTAACGTCATCAACTGGAAGACTAACAGTGACAACAAGAGCATGATCTACAGCGGCTTGCGTGACTCGTTGATGCTGCGTCGATTGGAGTTACGCTCGTATCGCTGCGTGCAACAGATGCAATCAGTTGTCGAGGATCAAGGCTGGATAGGTGCCGGACCCGATACCGGGGAAGGCGATGACTTGGTGTCAGCGTTGACGTTGGCTCATTGGACGTGGGTTGAATGGGTTCGCCCACGATTGGTCGCTAACAACGTCACGTGGGATAGTGTCAAAGGAACTAGACCTCCCGCAAACGCTGGCACCGTTTTGTCTTTCGCATTTAGCGAGTTCTTCCAACAACTCAATCAACGACAACGAGCGCACAGGGAGAGATTCTGATGCTGACGACCGAGCAGGCGTCTGTTGCCAAAGGGTTGCTAGCGCGCGGCGAAAAGCAGCATGACGTTGCTGGGTATTTTGGTGTTAACGCTGGACGAATCGCCGAGATTGCGAAAGGCTATAAGTTCGCTGACGTTAAGCCAGCGGCAAAGTCCGACTTGCCATCGTCGTCGTTAATGGTGCCGTGGGGATTTATTATGGCTGAAGCACGCAAGGCATTGGCTATTGCCCGCCTTGGCGTTGCTTCGGCAGAGGCGCGCTTAAACGAGATCGAGGCAAAGCTGCAAGCGGCGGCGGAAATCGAGCGCACCGCCAAACGGAGAAAGAGACAGTGACGGAGCTTGTTCGTTATGATGCGATGTGCAAGGCAATTGCCGCCGCGCACAGCATCGATGAGGTCAAGAACATTCGCGACAAGATGGTTGCGATGGAAGCCTATGCACGACAAGCAAAGAACAAAGAGGCAGAGGTTTTAGCGAGGGAGATTCGCGAGCGGGCAGAGCGCGAATGGGGCTTAAGATATAGCAGTGCAGACAAAGCCACAGGCGCTAGGCAGCCGGGCACCAATCGCGGGACGACGCGGTATCCTCATGCAACCGCGTCATTGAAAGAGTTGGGCGTTAGCAAAACGCAGGCGGCTAACTGGCAAGCAAAGGCCGCTATTCCGCAAGCTGAGTTTGAACGCGCAATCAAGACAGGCCGTCTTAATGTCTTGATCAAAAAGGAACGGCGCTCAGATCGCGAGACAAAGCTGGCCGAAGCGACCCAAGAAGCGTCACGGCGGGTTGGGCATACGCTCTACGGAGTGATCTATGCCGATCCCCCATGGCGGTTTGAGCCGTATTCGCGTGAAAGCGGAATGGATCGCGCCGCCGACAATCATTATCCAACAATGGAGTTAGCTGATATTTGTGCCATTGTTCCGCCTGCCGCCGATCACTGCGCGCTTTTCCTTTGGGCTACGGTACCGATGCTGCCGCAAGCACTGCAAGTCATGGCAGCGTGGCGATTCACCTATCGCACCCATTTTGTTTGGGTGAAGCAGAATGCGGGCACGGGTTACTGGAATCGCAACATACATGAGTTGTTGTTGTTAGGCACGCGCGGCAACGTTCCTGCCCCGGCGCCCGGCGAGCAATTCCTATCGGTCATTGAAGCGCCGCTTGGCGAGCATAGCGCCAAGCCAGAAGCGTTTGCTGAAATGATTGAGGAGATGTTTCCACATGCGACATTGCTAGAAATGTTTGCGCGGGGACCGAGGCTTGGTTGGGATGTTTGGGGGAATGAAGCAAGGGCGCCAGTATGATCCTGCGAACCTACGCTTGTCCTAACTGCGCCTTTCAATTGACGGTCGAGCTTCGGGCGGATCAGTGGGATGCCGAGCCACCCGACTGTCCGCAGTGTGAGAAGATACTCGGGCAGGAGTTTCAGCCCCCAGCGATCGGCGGCAGTAACTACGCTAGAGCGCGAGCAACCGCCGAGCGAATAGCGGAGCAAGACTACGGTGTGGCGGATATACAGATGGCGCGTCGTCAAGATGACATCGCCAAAGTGCGGTACAAGGATCAACAGCCGAGTCCGGCTTCATGGGGTGCGAATAGGGAAGCCCTTGAGGCGGCGGTTGCTGCGGGAAGGCAGAACCGGTTGCAATACGGATCAGGACTAGATGTGTTGCAGCAAAACCTCAAAAACGGCAGTCAGCCGGATCTTATTGAGTTGTCCAAGCGGCGCAGCATGAGAGTCTGGTGAGTTACGCAAGGCAACCACCGTCGAGTCGATCAGGACCAGCGGCAGAAGCCCCGATTGGTCCGCTAAGTGGCCAGCTAAACTTGCTCCCTCAATACACCAACTTAGGGACAACACGCCCGCTGGGACCGGGTGAATACATACTATTGCCAAACGGGATGCACGCCAACGAAATGACATGGACGGTCCCTTATGCCGGGCAGTATGCCGTGGTGCCGGGGCTATGGTTGAAGAATGGAATACCGCATCATGTCAGCGAAGATGAAGCAGCGCAGCTAGCTGCTGCGAGCGGACTCGATTGGCCAACGTTCGGCAGTTATCAAGAGGGCGACGTGTTCGCGAACGCGCGGGAGGCGAATTGGGAGCGTCTACCGCAGGGGCGGACGGATCTACAACCGGCGTTGTGGCGACGCCGATTCCCGCACCAACGAAGGCACTCCCATGCTCAGAATACCGCAACAGACTAACGAAGCAATCGTCTTCGCCCGTGAGTTGGTCGATGAATGTATGGCCACCGCCGAAGAGCGTAGCATGGTCTACGAAAAAGCGGCGCAATATTATTACACGGGCACTGCGGATGCTCGCGCGGCCATTCACAACAAAACCCGCACATTTATTGATCGCTTGGCTGGCTATTATTATCAGCCTAGCAACGTCCGTTTTAACGTTGTGTTCGATTCAACAGTGCCTACTGACGTACTTGAGCGGGGGTTAGCTGTCTCGCAGATGCTAACGGCGGAATATCGCCAGACGGATTCGGATCTCCGTTTCAGCGATGCCGTCCAGTGGGGCTTGATTAACGGTTGTTACTTCCTCAAGCACATCGGCGACGGCTTTGCCTTCAAAGCAGTGCCCGTCCACCCGGTGAATATGGGTGTGCTTTCGGAAACGATAATCTCTTTGGACGAGCAGGAATGCTTTTGCCATGTCACCTATCCGACCATTAGCAGATTGCGTAGTGATCTCGAACGATCAGGGCATCCACGTGCTGAACAGATTATCCGGCAGATCTACGAAGCTCGCCAAACCTCCCGCGATGCCGAAGAGCCAACCTATTTTCATCAAATGGTTGTTGGAGGGATGCGCCCTCTCGGCGATGTTGGTGATACTCCGCAAGCGGCTGGCATCGTGCAAGTGTTTCCGGTTCCTACGCCGTGGAGACCGCAGCGGCGGTACGCCCCAACCGTTCGTCATTGTGAGTTATGGATTAGAGATGAGCGGCGGGGCGGGGATTACACAACGATGCAACTTGTGTACCCGGATATTCTTATCGAAGGCGGGGATACTCGGCGAAATTTGTCCGGTGTGCCGGGCCATCACCCCTTTCTAAAGGTGCAAGCCGACTTGACCCCCGGATACTTCTGGGGCCGCTCAGAGATCGCCAACATTCAAATGCTGCAAGACTTGGTTAATAAGCGGCTTAGAGACATCAAAGTGATTTGGGACAGGAATGCAGCCGCACCGCGCACATTCAGCGGCTTCACGAGTCTGACTGAAGAGCAATACTATAAGATTATCTCGGAAGGTGGTTTCATAAACGACCCGAATCCGAATGCCAAAAGTGCAGCGTTAGTTGAACCGCCACCGCCAAACTATTTGGAGGAATTAGAATTTATTTGGCAGATGTTTGATGAAGCTGGTGGCTTCAGCAAGGTGCTGATGGGTCAGGGCGAGAGCGGCGTGCGAGCGGGCGTTCATGCGCAGACGTTGGTTCGTACGTCTTCGCCAGGGCTGATAGATCCTGCGACGCGGATCGAACGCGCGCTCGCCGAGTCAGGCTACATCGCCTTGCGCATCATGCAAGACCGCGATCCGCACATTTACAATACCGAGTCGGGGCAGACGCAATTCACCCTCGATCAGCTACCCGATGACTTCCAAGTAGAGGTCGATTCGCATTCGGCTAGCCCGGCATTTGCCGAAGACAGCCGACAGGTAGCGATGGCGCTGGCCCGCAGTCAGGCGATCTCAGCTGAAGACCTCATAGAAATGTTACATCCGCCTAATGCAGAGCTACTTCTGGCCAGACTACGTCAGCGGCAAGCCGCAATGGCAAAGCAACGTGAGGAAGAAATTGCCCACGGGATAAACCCGGACGCACCACAAGGCAGGGGTGGTGGTCGGAGGGGTGGCCGCTAGTCATACTTGCATTTGTAATGCGGTTGTAGTTACCGTCCGCACGTTCAACCGGACTCCCAACCGGAAAGAACCATGTCGGACACCGTTAGCCCGCCCGGCGCGGGCGGACCACCGTCTGCTAATCCAAGCGCACCCGGTCCAAGTGCCGGGCCGCCGGGTATGCAAGGTGGCTCGCCTGTCTTGGCCGCTTTAGCCCGTGCCCGTGGAGGGCAAAGCCCCTCCGCCCCCGGTCAAGGCACGATGGCGTCGTCGTTAATGCAAGTAAAGCAGGCCATAGACATGCTGCAACAAGCCTTACCGGGGCTTATGACCGGCAGCGAACCGCATACAGCGGTCATCACTGCGATTCGTGCGTTGTCACGCCACATGCCACAGGGCGCGCCAACTGCCGGTGTACAGCAGACGGGGCTGCAAGACATGCTCCGAAACACTCTTAGAAACGCGCTGCTTCAAAGGGTTATGGCGGCTCAAGGTGCCGGTGGCGCCGGGGGTGCCACGCCGCCATCAACCCCTGTGCCGGGAGCTTAATCATGGCCAGCCAAAACCGTTCCTATGATCCACCTATTAGCAGCCCCCCGGACGTACCACCGCGCACGGTCCTACAGGTGGACACGCAATCGGAGGTATCCGAGTGGGGGGCTATACCTAGGGTTGTTCCTCGACCGGAGGGCGGGGTGCCGTTACAGCGCAGCATAACGGGCCGGTCTGACGGGCCGACTCGGTAATGCCCACAACCTTAACCGACGAACAGGTTGCCCAACTCAGGCAGTTTGCCGAAGAGGCGCAGCGCAACAAGGGCATCGCCGACATGATGAACGGGATCTACAACGATCCCCAGCTTGGCGAGGAAGCCCGCGCGCTAATCAAGAAGAAATACCCCAACCTTCCAATGCCCGATTACGACACCAAGCGGGCAGTAAACGAACGGCTAGACCGGGAAAAACAGGAACGGGCGGACGAGGCGAAAGCGGCGCGCGATAAGGAAGCCGACGAACGTTTTAGGCAGGCGCGGGCCGATACCCAGAAGCAATTTGGCTTCACCGACGACGCCATGTCCCGGCTCGAAAAGCTGATGATGGAACGGAATATCGGCGATTACGAAGCCGCTGCGACCTACATGGCCAGCAAGGAACCGCAGCCAAGCGAAGAAACGACGGGCTTTGACCGGCACTTCTGGCATCACGACCGACAAGACGAGTTCAAGCAGATCGCCGACGACCCGGAAGGGTGGGCACGTAGCGAGCTAGCTAAGGCCGTGCGCGCCGATACTAGAGCGAGAAACGCGAGGTAAACGTCATGCCACAGCTTGGCGCAGGTATTATACCTAATGGGCCGATAGGCTACGAACTAGAAGCTACCGTTAGGCGAGTATTCGCCCAGATGGTAGTCGTTCTGATATACAAACAAAACCCTCTCTTGGCACTATTGCTAAGAAATGCCATCCGCGCGTCTGGCGGTGTTTCGCCCTATACTCAGCCTGTACAGACCGGTAGATATGTTAATTCTAGCTGGATGGGTCCGGCTGGCAACTTCGACATACCTCCTGACGTTGCCGCAACGGTTAACGCGGAATTTAACCTTTGCGCTCTCGCAACACCCGTCACATCATTCGGCTTGGAACAGCTTGTAACTCAAGACGCTATCGCCGTTACCTCGCGCTTGATGTTAAAATTAAACGATATGAAAAATTCCGCTCTCGATTCGTTGTGCCGGGCGCTTTTCTCGTCCAGTGGCAGCGATCCGCTGCGGATGTTCGGTCTGGATGACGCCTACGGTGAGAGTGGGATCTACGGCGGCTTGAATCGGACCGACTATCCGGCATGGGCGGGGAAAGAGGTTGACTCAGCGGGTGCCGTTCTGACCCGCGAGGGCTTCATCCCCTATCTCTTGCAATGCACGCGTAATGCGGGTGGTGAAGCCCCTGATTTCGGGGTTATGAGTATTGAGGATTGGACTACCTTGATGACCGACTTTCAGTCGGTTGAGCGGTACAACAACAGCCCAACCTCTCGTTGGGGTAAAGAAGACCCCGTAAATAGCGGATTCCGTGGGCTTTTGCTGGGAGACACTCCACTTTTCTTTGATTTACAATGCCCTAAAGGCACTGCCTATCTCTTCAATAGCCGATATATCACTCTGGTTGTGCACGAGGATGCAAATTTCGCGTGGACCGGGTGGTATAGCACGATCCCACAAGGCCAGATTGCATCAGTGGGGCTGACTCTCACCGCACTAAACTTGGTCTGCTCTAAGCCTTCGACCGGGTTGATTATCCGAGGGATCTCTGGCGGAAAGGATTTCGACTGATGTCAGGCGGTGTTGTTTATGCGGAGCCGGAACTTCTCAGCCGGTTCGGTGAGCCGTTCTCAGTCGCGAGCGGTGAGGTCATCCCGCCGGGGTGGTACTTCACTAGCGGCAACTTCACGATCCGCGATGATGATGATGCGGTCATCTCGACACATGCAGCGGGCTTCTGCATCTCGGACGGGAAGCAAGTAAAGGCGGCAGCGGCGATCCAATGCATCCCGGTGGGTGCGAAGCCAAAAGCCGATTGGCCATGGCCGAAGCCGTGGCCGCTCAATCTTGAGGGTGGAACTTGATGTGCTTGCCGAGTATCAGGCACAGACTCAGAATCTTCTAAACGATTGCGCTGGTCAGTTTTTCCAGACCGGGACGCTGACCAATTACATCAACCGTGCCCGCCGCCGAGTAGCCGCCGCCTCTGGTTGTGTGCGGATTATACCCGAGGGCACGCGCACCTTTCCCAACAAAGAGTCCTATCCGTTCTCGGCGTGGATTCCGCTTGTGCAAGGCACCCCTGGAGTCCGCGAGATCCTTGCCGTCCGCTCCTTAGCCGTCGCTATCGGACCGGGCAATGGCGCATGGAAACCGGTTTGGAATCAGCTTGCTTGGACGGATTTCCAAGCCAGATTTAGGATCTGGAATGGTTGCTGGATTGGCACGATAAGCTATCCCGGTTTTTGGTCGCAGTTTGGATTCGGCACTACCGGCAGTCTCTACCTCGCGCCGATTCCCAGCCAAGAGCAACCGATGGAGATTGATTGTAGCTGTCTGCCGTTTCCCTTGCAGACAGACGGCGATCCAGAATGCATTCCGATGCCATGGCAGGACGCGATCCCGTATTTCGCGGCGTTTATGGCGATGATGCAGCAACAACGCCCGGCTGACGCGCAATCTCTATTGCAGATGTTTCAGATGGAGTTGCCGTTCTGCGCTTCAGTCGTGGCCCCGCAAATGATTACCTCGCCGTATGGTGCGGTAGTGAGGTCGTCATGAGTGGCAATGGCGGCAACATTTGGGGCAATCCGCCGGGCACCCAATGGCTGCAACAGGCGCGAAACGACTATCCGGGTCAAGGTAACTATCCCGGTCAGGGTGGGGAAGGTTTTGCGTATCCAATCCAGCAACCGGGCGGCGCTAAAGTCCCGCGCGATTTTATGCCTGATGCGCCGCTCTACATGCCGCAAGACCCTACATTGCCAACAATGTCGCCATCGTATCCGTCCGAAGAAGACAAGAGCCTGCCGCAGCGAAAACAGAAGTGGCAGGCAGAGATGGATGATCTAACGGCGCAAGCCCATAGCTTAAGTACGCAATGGGACGAGATGAAGAAGCAAGGCACTGATCTCACTCCCGAGGGTCAGGCGCTTTTTCACCGCTACATGGATATGATGACGCAGATCACCGACATGTATAAAGCTGGATCGCCGTTGTCTTGGCACGGCGCCCAAGCGGCGCGCGGGGTAGAGGCGGACGTACAAGGCGGCAAAGACGCGCAAGTGATGATGCAAGCCGTGAATAATCGGCAGTTACTTGATTGGCTAGCCACCTTGGCGAATCTAGGGCCGGGGCCGTGAGTAATGGCGCAGGCGCCACAGCCGGGACCACAAAGTTCTAACATCCCGATCCCTGTCGCCATTGACCAGTGGCAGGGAGTTAATCAGTCATCCAACCGCAGCGTCATTTCCGATCAGGAGTTATGGTGGTGCGAAAACTTCTTTCCGATTGCACCCGGCCATTTACGCAGTGGTTGGGGACCGTCCGCGCCGCTGTACACCGCGCCAAGTGGCACGCAAATCCTGAGAATTTTTTTCGCGAATATCACGACGAATAACCCGCTTGGTTTCATGTTTTTGTCGAACGGCACGGTTGATGCCGTCGATCTGAATAGCGGGGCGGTCCACTCACTAGGCCAGATCTGGGGACCAGCAACACCGCCCTACTATGCCGATCTAAAGCTCTGGCTTCCCAATCAATACGGCAATGTCGCGGGCGAGATTGGGGGCGTTCTGATTGGCTCGCCCCAAGGACTGTATGCGGTGGATGGCAATTTCACCGTGACCGCACCCGGCCAAGCGGCGCCCATGTGGCTAACAAATGGCCAAACAACCGACGCCACTGGCGCGACGATTACTATGCCCACTGGTTTACCCGGTATTTACGCGATGGAGGTCTATAAAGAGCGGCTATGGGTCATGGGGCAGACTGTCGTTTCATTCTCGGCCCCAACTACAGCGGTCGTTTTCTCGACGGCGGGCGGTGGTGGCTCATTCCCGTATTGGGGAGATCAACTGACTGCCAGCTATACGGATCTCGTCACCGCTGGCGGCTTCCTGTTCGTCTTTGGCGACAGTATGGTGAATTACATTTCCGATCTAACGCTTGCCGGACAAGGGACAGTCTATAACCCGCTAACGACGCAATTCCTGTATGCGAATGTGGACCCCCAAAATGGTCAAAGATTCTTCCGACCGGTGGGTAATTGGTCCGTATTTCAGACCACCTACACGGGCGCAGGCATTCATATCCTTACAAGCCAGTCGCAACCGATGCAGCTAATCTCGCAGAAGGTAACGAATCTATACGCCACTCTTAACTCGGCGCCATTTCAACCGACGCAAAGCCCGTGCGATATATTCGGACAGCGATGGATGTTGTTTAACGGCACCTTTACCGACCCGTTTGGCGTCTCCCGATCCATGATGCTTTGTTGGAACGGGCAAATCTGGACGATAGCCACGCAACACTATGCCCTCACGAATATCGGTCACATCGAGCGTGACTCAATGATACACGCCTACGGCACCGATGGCACTGTCCTAGTCGAACTATTCCAGCAACCGGACGAAAGCCTAGAAAAGCGGCTGGCCACCAAGATGTATGAAGGGCAGCAATTCTTAATTATTAAGCACTGGAAGCGGATCTATACGCAGCTAAAGGACAACCAGAACGGTCCTAACGGTGTTAGCCTGACCGGGATGCTCACCACCCAAGGCGGCAGCATTCCTAACGGCAGTGAGGCGGTGGCGTTCGATCTCTTACCGGGCAGATTCGACGTGGTTCCGCAGCCTACTTTCGGCGCCGGGCTGACGGCACACCTAGACCTTACAAGCCTATCCCCCGACTTCACGGTTGAGCGAATATCGTTTACCTATGACGAGCGCACGTTGTATGGCGCATAAACCTACAACCCTGACCAGAAGGGAGGATTGACATGGCACGTCGTCGTCGTCGTCATCGTCGCGGACGTAGGTAGTTCCCATGGCCCGCAGAGGTGGCTTTCATGGACTAAGGTTCCGGGGCGGCTACGGTAAGGGCATCCGGTTCCCACGTCCGCCGGTCTTCCGAGGTGTCCGAGGTGGCGCCGGAAGCCGGAAGGGACGGAGACGCTGAAATGGCAAGACGCGGAGGTAGACACCGTCACCGGGTCCACTGCGGTCCCGGCTTGGCGTTGGGTTGGACCGGTCCGCCCGTTAGGGCTGGCTGGCGTTCGCCGATGCGTGGTGGCCGGGGCGGCCCCGTCAGAATGGCTAGAAACGGCGGAAGAACAGGAAGGAGATAAATCCGTGGCCCGCAGGCTTAGACAAACGCGCCGCGCGAAGCGTATTCGCGCACGCAAGCATCGTCGGCATCGCTAAATGGCTAGGCGTAGAGGCAGGCGTATGGTCTTGGTCCCCGCCAGCCGTAGCGCGGCGAGAGCAAGGCGGCGCAGACGCCGCTAACACTGCAAGAATCCTCACGGCGGGCGGCGAGACAGCAGGCAATGGTTAGTAAGGTCAACAAGCTGAAGCTCACAGCGACGCAGATCCCCGAGGAATCGATCCAGCGCACCGCTGCCGATCTGCTAGACCGTTGTCTATTGTGGCCCGCCGTTTGGACGCACTTTCCCGCTGGCGGTTATTCTCTTGGCCCGGCGGCATCCGCCAAGCTGAAGCGGGCCGGGCTGAAAGCCGGAATGCCGGATATCATCATTTGGTTTGAAGGCCGCACGGTCGGGATCGAACTAAAGCGAGTCGGCGGCTATCGCTCAAAGGCACAGCGGGAGATGCACCCGAGGCTAGAGCAAGCTGGGGTGCCGGTTTATCTCTGCCGGACACCCGAGTCTGTATTAGACGCTTTGCTGCGCGAACATATCCCGGTCCAACCGTCGTTTGTCCATCAGCTACTCGACCGGCCCTACGAGGCGGCGGAACGGCTGATCGCAACACAGATAGAGGTTTACGATGGCGAGACTAACTCGCGCGCAGCGGCGTCAAAGGCGACGGGCCGGACGGAAGAGCGCCCTTCGCCGGGCTAGGAGGTACTAAAATGCCTAATGAGAGGCGCGCATGGCCCTATACGGGGGAGGCGGCAAGTCCGCCAGCCCTGACACTCACCCCGGATGGACTACTGAGATCAGATCGCTCACTCGCCGGTCGTTTGCGTCGCTCGACGGCTCCCGGCGTTGGCCCAAGTCCAAGAGGCGCACTGGCAGACAGCACAAGAGGCGGTAATACCGATTTCGGTATGGATGCCGTAGTGCGCGATTATGATCCAATTGGCACGTCCAATCCTAATCTAGGCTCACGCTTTGTTCGGCGCCGCTAATCCGGCGGATCTGCTAGCGGCCCGGCAACAGTTGCTACAGCCGGGCGCGCGATACTTTCGGCTGGCCGATGCGTTTCAAGTCCTTGACGGCAACAACATGCAAACCAACCAAACCGTTGCCGCTCTGCAAGCCCAAGTCACTAGTCTGCAAAACCAGATCAACACCATCAATCAGAGGCTCGCTAACGCCGGGATAGCATAATGGCGCAAACGTCTCAGCAAGCCTTAGCCGGTCGGACCCCCGCGCAAGAGGTCTTGCCGATTGTCGGCACCGCTGTAGGCGATATCTTCGGTCCGTTCGGCGGTATGGCTGGCCGCGAGATTGGCACCGGTATCGGCAACACGATTGCGACCGGTGACGTTGCAGGCGCGGCAAGCGGAACCCCCGCCTCATGGGAAACAAATTTCGGCGGGTTGTTCCAAGGCCAAGGACTCGAAGGTTTCTGGCGCAACTTTCTCCTGCCGCAGATGATGGGTGGGCCGGGTGCCGGACCGGGCGGCGGTAGTATGGGGATGCTGCGTGGCATCCAGCATATGCGCGGCGGCATCGGCGGACCGCAGTACGGGCAGGGCTATCGAGGACCGCCACAAGCGAGCGGTATTGGTGGCTTACTCGGCGGCGGCGGTCTTGGCAGCTTGTTTGGTAGCCCCGGAATGCAGGGTATGTCGGGCAACCTGATCTATGCCTTGATCTCGGGGCTTCTGTCGGGAGGATAGCCATGCTTGGCGGCCTGTTAGGCGGTATCGGCAATTTCGTTGGTGGTTTATTCGGTGGCGGCGGCGGCGGCGGCGGATCGAATTACGGCTCAGTTAATACAAGCACGGGCCAGACCTACAGCAATGCCGGATTTACCAACTATCAAGGCGTTTCACCGAGTTGGGTACAGTCTCTCTTAAAGAATTACACGTATGGCACGGGTGGCCCCAGTAGCAGCGCAGCGCAGAACGCTTTAGGCAACCAACAAACACAGCAATTTATAAATTCGTTAACCGGCCTCGCTAATCAGGAGCAAGGCTTCGCACAGACGCCACTTACTGGTGGGCAGAGCCAGTATCAGGCGGGTTTAGCCGGGACGCTCACCCCGGCGCAGCAAGCTCTAACGAATTTCACGCTTGGGCAAAACGTTCTAGGAACGAACAACCAATACGGCAATCTTGGCCTTGGTGGCTCAACTATGCAGTCGCAAGATCAGGCAGCTAATCGTCTCGCGTCGCTCGCCCAACAAGAGCAAATAGACTTCCAAAATCAACAGATGGGCCTCGCTGCCATGGGTCTTGGAAGCCAAATGTTAGGTGAGAGTGGACAGCTAACTAATGCGGCTGGCGGGCTGAATATCAATCAGCAACAAGCCAACCAAGCCATGACCAACGCCAACAATGCTTTGTTCCAAAACTTGCTCAAGATGCTTGTTGGCAGCGCGGGCACCGGCAACACTGGGACCAGCTTCGGCAATCAGTTTTCTCGTAATACCGGCACAGGAACATCACCGGGCGGTTTGATGAATCCGGGTGGTCCGCTCAATCCCGGCGGTAATCCAATTACCGGTTTAGGGAACTATGGCGGAGGGAGTACGTATGCCAACACGCCGGTCAGTCCCGGTATACCGGCACTTGGTTATGGCGGACTAAACCCATCAGGCGGTTCAGTCTCATACGGCAATGTAGGCGCGAGTGCGCCGGGCATTCCTGCCCTTGGTTTAGGCGGATTCAATTATGGCGCAGGCGGATACTGACAATACCGACTCGGATGGTACAACAACCGTCCCGCTGTATCGCCAAGATGATCCCAACGCACCATGGAATCAGCCGGGATGGCGCGGCGTTCCGCCAAGTCAGACCGATCCCGCTCTCAGGGGGCCGTACGGCTATGGCACTTCACGGGAGCCGGGCCAAGCTCGCATAGGCCCGTACGGCTTACCGATCCCCGGCACCGGGCGATTCCCGACGTTAATGCCGCAACCGCGTCTGCCGGACTTTGAGCGGATGATTGCGCCGCAGCCTGACGCGCCAGTTAACCCCCAGCCCCCACAGATGCCACAATGGCGGCAGATCCCGCCTTACCTACTCAATTCAACTCAGGGCTTGCCACCAATTGCCTTTGCTATCGGCAATTCCGAAAGCGGGATGCGCAATCGTCGCGAAGTCAATCCCGATGGATCGCCGGGCCATGCAGACGGCTACTTCCAGATTGAAACCTCGCAATACGGTGGTTCGCCAACTTGGGAACAGTTTGCACCACAAGCGGGCGTGGACCTTAACCGGTTCCCGGTTCCGTCAATGGCGCCGCTACAAGCGCAATGGGCTGTCGCGCGAGTGATTCCAATGCGTCGTTGGACCGCTGGGATGCGCGCCGCTCAAGGACTTTACCCGTGGCTCAATCCTAATCAGACGGTCGGGCAGATCGCCGACAGTGCGCGAATGTTGCCGCCGCAGCAATATATTCCGGCAGAAGCGCGTGGTCCCGGCGGTTGGGGCCGACCACCAACGATGGAAGCTGGTCCGGGTCGGATGCCGCAAAGTTACGATATGCCCGGTCTGATGCAGGGCATGTGGCCTATCATCATGACGGCAGCGCGCAATACGTCCTTGCCCGGCATGGCGATGCTGACGGCTTATCAAGGAATGAATGGGGCATCCTCGCGGGGCCAGCTTGAGCTTTACAAGCTGATGAAAGACCGCTGGCGCACCAGCATGGAAGAGACGATAGCGCGCGGTGAAGAGGAGGGCTTGGATTGGAGTGACATCTTTAATACGTGCGGGGATGACGAAGACTGCATAGGGCGTGGCGTTACCCAGCTAGCATCCAAATACAATGACCCGGTCATTTTAGATGCATTCCATAACGGCGGGTCAGCGCGGGTTAGGACTGTGTTGGATGCCCGTGATAAGAAGTTTCAAGATCTATCCCGTGCTGGCCGGTCGGAAAAATCCGAGGAACAGAAGCAAGCTGATCTCGAAAAGACCCGAGCCGAGACAACGCACGCCGAAGCGGGCACTGAACAAGAGAGGGCGCGCACCAAGCAGATCGAGCAAGGCGGGACCGGCGGGTTAGAACCGGAGGACACGCCGGGCAGTCAGATCCCCGGTCAGCGTGAAGCGCAACCAAGCCAGCCCGATCAGACCGTGCAGCCACGCGAAGCGCCAGCGGGTGCCGCGCCAGCCGGGGTACCCACCGGGCCAGCCGGACCACCCGCGCCAGCGGAAGCACCACCACCCCCGCCAGCCGGGCAGGCGCCGGGTCAGCAAGGGGCAGCGCCGCAAGCACCATCAGGACCACAGCAACAAGCCCAAGCCGCACCTGAGACGCCCGATGTTGGGCCACCCGGACCGCCAACTGCGCAACTACCATCCGACGTTGCCCAGCAGGGTGTACCTATTACCCAGACTGCTTTGCCGCCAGCCGGGCCAAGCCCCCTCCCGCCAGCCGCGCGTGGGGCAGCGGCGCCAGCTTTGCGACCGGCGGAAGGCGCGACCCCGGAAGTGCCGGGACTAAAGCCGTTTAGTTCCACGCCAGCCAATGCCCGCAACATGGGTCGGGCGCAGATAGACGACTCGCGGCTCGATCAGGATGCACGCCGCTACATGCGTACCGGTAGAGATCAGTATACCCGGTATGCGGTTGCCGGTGAGATGCGTAACGAATTGGTTCGCCAGCGGGCTTCGCAGATCCAAAACAGTTTCGATCAAGTCCTCGCCGATGCGCGAGAGGCAAGAGACGCGGGACATCCATGGTCGCCGCAAGAGATCCTAAACAAGCTGGCGCAGTTTGATCCCGGCATTTCCGCCCATGCCCGCGAGATCGCTAACGGTGACATGCCGATGCTGACCTCCGCTTGGGCAGCTAACTCGCAGTATTGGGCCAATATGTGGGAGGTGGTGCCGCAGATAAATCCCGGCTTCTCGGGCGGCTTCTATACACGCAAGCAAAATTGGCTCAACAACCTAGGGACCGGGCAGAACGGCGTTAGCCGTATGGCGATGAATACCGTCATGATGCACTTGGCGCAGTTGCGCGACGCCATTAAGACTTTGCCGCAAGGTAGTAGCCCTGATCTCAACGCCATGCAGAATTGGATCAGCGTCCATAGCGGCGGCGCGGCGGTCAGCAACTTCAACGAATTGCTTGGCCACGTCTCGCAAGAGGTAACGCGGGTGTTCCGAGGGACCGGCGGCAACGTCTCGGACATTCAGCGTGAATTGGGCAATATCTCGGCCTCGTCTTCGCCAGCGCAGAAGCTAGGCTATATTAAGACCATGGCTGACTTGCTGATGGAACGCATGGCCAGCATTGCCTCAACTGGCGAGATGCAAACTGATACGGCGGTTGATCCTCAGTCGCTTATGTCGCAACAGGCGCGAGTGATTTACCGTGAGCTACATGACATTCCGGTAAGCGGTGTACCCCGGACGCAAGCCGATCCCTATGGCTTTACACCCGGTGATATTGTTGACTTTGGGCATGGCCAACTGACGTACCAAGGCGGCGGTGTGTGGGCCGATCCGCAGACTAGCACGGCCTATGTGGCGCAACCGGGGTGGAAGCCCAACGACAAAAAGACTTGGATTCTTGGCCAGCCGATTGAAGCGGTGCCATTCCAACAACTGCCAACGATCCCGCCACCCGATGCGCAGCGCGATCCGCAAACCGGCTGGGAATTTAACTAGTGGCTGACCCGCAAATCATTAAGCGGCAATACACGCCACCCGCCGACTCAGATCAGCCATCGTCCGATCCCGCTATTGACGTGGGTGGCCCGCAGATCATTCGGCAGCAATCGACCGACACCGGTACACAGCAACCGGACAAGCCGATTGAAATGGAACCGCCGCGTATTGCCGGTTTCGCTCCGATGCTGCCGCCGCGTATGGCGCGGCACACTACTGCTGCAATTGCCCAAGGCGCCCTTAATCTGCCGGAAGGCATTACGCAATCGGCGGGTGTGGACCTGCCCGAGCCGTTGCAGCGGCTACAGAAGTCCGCTGAGAAAGCTCCATGGAGTCCCGTTTGGCAGGGCATCGGTAGCTTGCCGTGGTCAGAAGTAGGACCGGCGCGAATTATCGGCCCGATAGAGTCTGGACTCGGCGGCTTGGCCCGCACCGCAGTTGGTGGCATTCGCGGCGCGTTAGGTGGCTTATTTATGCCGCAGGACAAGGCCAGTGACTTTTGGAAAGGCGGTTGGCGGCGAGCCGGACTCGGCGGCTTGTTTGGCTCACTGTTTGGCGCTGCCGGATCGCCGGTTTCCAAGGACGCTCAGAAGCTCCTAGACAATGACATTCGTATCACGCCGATCAGCTTGCTTCCTGCCGGTAACGAGATTGAGCGGCGAGCATCGTACTTGCCGGGTTTCGGCGAGACGATTCAGATGGGCGTCAATACCACTATGCGGGATTTTAACCGCCGGGTTTACCAATGGATTGACCCGACCACTAAAGGAATGCCGATTACCGTTGGGTCTGAGGGGCTTAACTTCCTTTTCAACCGCATTACCGCCAAGGCGAATCAAGCCTATTCACAGTTGACTCTACGCCCGATGACAACACCCGGTTTCGGCAGGGCATTCGCTGGGGCATGGCAGCAAGCCCGCGCCCATATGAGTCCAGGCGCTTTTAGTCAGTTTAACGCGGCGATTGAGAACTATTTTGCCGAGCCGATGCGTAACGCCAATTGGCAGATGGGCGGGGGCGGCTTGGCTAAGATGTCGTCCGATTTTTCCAAGCTGGCGCGGGATCAGATGCGTGGATCGAATCTCAGCCAAGACAACTTCGCGCTCGCCCAAGCCTATCGGGATATGCGGCGCGTGTTTACCAGTTTCGCCAATGGACCACAGGCGGCGCGGGATCTTCGCGACCAAGCCGATACGCAGTTTGCCAAGTACTTCCGAGCGGAGGGGGCAGCGGCAAGTGCTGGCGTGACCTCCGAAGGCATCTTTACCCCACGCAGCTTCCTTGCCGCGCAATCGCGGGCTTATGGGTCCGGGGTGTTCCAACGTGACGCGATCCCGTTCGCCGATGCACAAGAGATGAAAGACATTGCCGAGGCGGCGAATGCGATAACCGGACGGCGGGGGTACTACAATCAGCCATGGGCCACTGCCCTCGGCGGCGCCGCCTATCTCCATGAAGGCGCGCCCTATGCCATGAAGCTCGCCCCGGCTCTTGGCGTGTCGGCCTTACTCCATAGCCCGCCGGGTATGTCGGGGTTGGCGGCAGCGGCACGCTCCGCCACTCGCCAGAACGTGGCGCCTTATCTGGCCCAGCCAGCCGGGTCCGTTGTTGGGTACGAGGCGCCAGACTTCACCTTAGACGTGACGGCACAGAGACCATGAACGAAGATCACAACATCCATCGGCGAATAGATAATCAGATCCACTTGCTGCTTTTGGAGCTAGAGGAAAGCCCCGAGCGGTTCAGCTTTAAGGACCGGCTTGCAGCGGTGCAGATAATCGGCATGTATCTGACCCGCGATGTAAAACTGCGGAAAGCCGATGAGCCAGACACAGCAGGATCAGCCGCCAGAAAGTACTCGGGCGCCTTCAAGGCGCATGGAACTGGTGGCGGAAAGGCACGCCCCCGACCCCCAGCCCGCATTATCGACACCACCGCCGCCCCTTGGGACGACGACTCCGACTCTGCCGCCTGAGATCCTTCGCGAGCTTCAGACCCGAGCGGCATGGCGACGTGGTGTCCTAGGGGCATTAAACGTCGCTACAGCCATTTTGGCGGTCCGCCTGATACTTTTACTAGGGGTGGTCGGAGCGGTCGTCCTGACCGTTCTGGCGCTCCCAGCGGCCCAACCTATGCACCTAGCGGCACTGGCGATTTACGTCCTTGGGGTGGTGGTGCCTTTGGTGTGGTTGGCGGGCAAGCCCTGACACCCCAAGCCTCGCCCGGCCTAACCATGCCTCCTGCCCGGCCACGTCCTACCCAGCCATGACCGTCCGTGCCGTAGCAATCCTTGCCTTGCCTGCCGCTCCTAGCCCTACCAAACGATGCCGCGTCCCGGCAGGCCAGTGCCTTCCACGCCCTGCCTGCCATGCCCAGCCTCGCCCAACCCGGCAGTCCCCGACAGTCGATGCCTCGCCGAGCCTGCCCCGCCATGCCCCACTGTCCGCGCCAGACCGCGCGATACCTCGCCGCGCGACGCCTCTCCCGGCCTGCCGCGCCAGACCTCGCCCGAACGTGCCTGACCCTGCCGTACCTCAACTCGCCGTACCCAGCCCAGACTCGCCCGGCCAAGCCTGCCTGTCCTAGCCATTCTCCGCCACGCCAATACCCACCGCCCCCGGCCATGTCCCGCCCTGCGATGACTGACCTTGCCAGACCACGCCTGCCAGCCCTCGCCCCGCCTAGACCGCCTTGCCTAACCGCGCCTGCCTGTCCTTGCCTTGCCGTGCCAGACCCTTCCCCGTCTCACCGGGCAATGCCGTTCCCAGCCTGACAAGCCGCGCCGAACGCAGTCGCGCCGTGCCCTGCCTCACCACCGCTGACCAAACCTTGCCCCGCCTGCCAAGCCCAGCCATGACCGTCCGCCTCAGACCGAGACAAGCCCTGCCTGCCATTCCGGCCCAAGCCGCTACTTGCCAGACCTTGCGTTGCTGAGCCTGCCTCGCCACGCCATCCGAGCGCAGCCGGTACTTGCCACGCCTGCCTCTCCCGGCCTCGTCCAGACATGCCCGGCCAAGTCCGTCCTCGCTCCGCCTGACCGCGCCACTGCGCGCCGCGCCTGCCGGTCCCGGCCAGCCCAGCCCTTGCGATGCCAACCCAATTCTCGCCGAGCGTTGCCTGCCTAGCCTCGCCTAGCGGTGCCGTAACTTACCTTGCCCCGTTCAGGACTTGCCCCGCCTGCCCTGCCAAGCCGGACAGTCGCGGTGCCTCGCCTGTCCAAGCTCGCCTCACCACGCCTGCCTAACCGATCCCTGCCACAACACGCCCTGTCGTGCCTTGCCGGGGCTGCCCTGCCTTGCCGCGTCATGCCCCAGCGATGCAGTCCGCGCCGAGCCTGCCCCACCGCCCACGCCAGCCCTTGCGACGACACGTCTCGCCAAGCCTGCCCGGCCAAGTCTGGCCCCGCCCCACCTTGCCGTGCCTTGCGTCGCCTTAGCTGCACTGCGCCCAAGCCTTGGTGCACTTGTCCATGCCAGCCTCTTGCTCCGCCATTGCTGGCACTGCCGCCAGCAACAGCGCGAGAAGGAGAAGAAGGCGGCTCACGCCGCCGCCTTCCCTCCGTCATCAAGCGATTGCTTAAGCCGCTCAACGACGGACCATATCGGCTCCAATTCCTGCAACGGCTGATAAAGCCGGTGCAACCGATCCAGATCATTCAACGCATCGCCAAGCATTATCGAACGCAAACTCTTGTTCCGAACCACGTCAGCCATGTCGCGATACCCGCCGCCATCGCCGTTAGACCGGTCAACCGAGAGACTGATCCACTTGCGAGTGCCAACGGCATCGGTGATATGGACTTGAATTAGATTGCGGATCTGCGTATAGCGATGTTGCTCACCAGCAATCCGGTCATCCCATTCCAACTCGGCATGAAGCGCCGAACGGGTATGGGTCTTTGCCCAAGTATGACAATCGCGGATTACTAGCTTGCCGTCTTTATTGCGCAGAGCGTTTAGCTCTTTCGCAACGGGAGATTGTGAAGCCTGTCGTTTTGTCGCCACTTCCATCAGTCCTCCACAACCTCGAACCGGCCCCAACCGAGTCCGTTAGAATTAGGCGAGTCGGGCCGACCCTCGCCGATGCCAACCTGTAACCCGGCGCGAAGCATCAGATTCATAATGTCAGCCGCCGAGAACTGGTCCTCGTCCCAAGTAACGCGAACCACCGCACTCCATTCATTCCACATTGGACGCCACCGGATGTCAGCGACTCCCGATTCGTTGCGCACGGTGGCCTGATGGATTTCCGGCTCGCCAGCGATCTTAACCAGTGGCGTGCCATCGCTGGCGTCAAAGCCGTCCGCTTCGATCCAGCAACTAAGTTTGGCAAACGTCATCTTAAAGCCGACAAGACGGCACGCACTAATCAGTGCATTGCGGAAGCTAGGCGCTGGAATGCCAAGCCAACCCTCGCGGCTGCGATGTTGGGCTGCTTTGTAGTTTCCTTCGAAGTCCTTGGGATCACGCCGCCTCTTGCCACGCGCTTGCTGCCCGGCCCTTTGGGTTTCTTCCATCATCTTTCTCTGTTTCTCAGAGAAAGCGTGTTGGACGTAGGGAGAAACGCCCCGAATGGTTACGGGAGCGGTGCGGAGCTTTGGCCGGGAAATGCGAATCACTTCCGGCTCAAAGACGGGAGCATCCGGCGCATCGTTGTTTGCTGCCGGGATTGCTGCGGCTCGCTTGTTGCGGGCCTTGGTGATGGATGTTACTGCCATCGGTTTTCGTCCTCTTCTGTTACGATCCAATGTCCGAGTTGTTTCGCGCGCTCCGTTTCCTGATCCAATGTAGTCAGAAAATCATTGACCAAGCCCACCATGACTCGCTGATAGGCTTTGTCTGGATGCGTCACGATATGCACTCGCGGGCACGACGGGTGGTAAGCCCAGAGATGAACCGATTCAAACCCTCCAACTAGTAACTGCCCCTGTACCTGGGGCCGGTAGTCATCATCTAGTCCATACAACAGTTGACGGACTAGTGTCCATGGGGCCGGACATTTTATTTCCACCGCCTCATGTGTGCCGACGATGATGCGATCCGGCGAGCAACCCACCGTCCCATCGTCCGTAGTCACGAAGCCGCCCGGCTCAAGCTCCATACCGGTATGGAATGTGAAGGCGCTAGCTGCTTCCTCTTCTAATTCTAGGCCACGGGATGCCCATTCACTGTTGCCGGTGCTGTACCCCATCGGCTCGTTTAGAAGCCTCTCAGCGATCAGCCTGCACATATAGTCTCTAGCTTGTTGGCTTGGGCGTCCGGTTGGCGTGATAATGCGGTGTAGGTTGCTAGTGGTGACTTTACCGAGGCGTAGCTTGCGCCACGCCTCAGTGTTTTGTTCTACACGATGAACGATCATGCCTTGTCCTTTAACGCGCGGATCGTGGCGTTTTCCTTCTCTAAATCCTGCAACGCCCACCGCAGCGCCACGATCTCGTCGCGGGCGCGCTGCACCGTATCGGCGTCTGCCGGAACATCATGCGTTCGCCTGTAGGCATCCAGCCAGCGGTCGAGTTCCTGCACAACGTCGTTCATACCGGCTCAAATCTGTTATCTGGTGGGTTTGGTTGTTTGCCGCTATCGGGCCGGTCTCGCTTGGGCATAAACGGGCGGCCACGGGTCGACTCGCCGTCATCGTCCGTAGGATCATCAGCCGGGACCAAGTTAAAAACGAGGTTAGTCAGATATTTCCGCAGATAGGTGGCGGTTGACCCTTGTGCCTGTATCGGCGTTTTGCTGGCCCCACCTCGCGAGCCTGACATATCGGGCGGTGCGGACCATGGGATGCGTTCCTCATGGCCATGATGCGAGACGACAGCAACCACCGTTACCCGGTCTGGCTTGTCCTCAGTAACAAACCGCAGACCGATGTCATGCTTTTCTAAGACCGGGCGGAGTGTCTTGTCGATCTGCGCCAGTGTTGCGTATTTATATGAGAGAAAGCCGTTGAGCTTGGTGCGGTCGATCTGGGTAAGCTCGCTAGACGCCTTGGCGATGACATCGTTGTAAGCGATCCGAGCTTGATACTCCCGCTCGCGGTGAAGCTCTTGCATATACTCCTTACGGATATTCCATATGATCTGGATTTTTTCTGGCTCGATTGTCGGATCAGTGGCCCATCGGTCCAGCATGTTTGCTAGATTACGCTCGCCGTCCGACACTACTGGTGGTGTATTCTCTGCCATCGGCTTGCTCCATCTTGATTTTCACGGGTGGCAGTGCCAACCTAGGGATTGACACATTGTGTGTCAACAACTTGAGGGCAAAATGAGAGACTTGCAAAAGGCTTTTGCTCTAGCCGAGAAATTAGAGCAACAGACCGAGGGCCAGCCTTATCATGCTCTCGCGACTCGGCTGCGGAAGATGTTGTTACCCGCGCCCTCAATGCGCGAGATACTCGCGAAGGTAGAGGCAAGGGACGAAACAGAACGCGCCAAGATTATCGGCGTAAGCAGACAAGGTTACTACAACTGGCTAAATGAGCAGAGTAGACCGAATCCGCTGAGTGCTAAGAGAATAGCCGAATTGTCCGGGGTGGCAGAGGAACTAATCTTAGATCGCTAGCGGCGCCTAGACTTGCGACGAGAGCGGCGAGCATTAGATAAGCTCGCCGCAATCGCCTGCTTTCGCGGATAACCTGAGCGAATCATCTCGGATATGTTGGAGCTAATCGTTGCTCGCGAGCTACCGCGTTTTAGTGGCATGTTAGTCCTCTATCCGCCATTTGCCGACTCGCGTGGCCTTGCCATCGACTCGGCTCCAAACGTCAACCTTGGTGGCTTCCAGAGTAGCACCGTCTAGGTGGTCTGCAACCTCCCGCAATAGTCCAGCTACCTCGCGCCGGAATATATCGGGCGGAATGCCAGCCCAGCTAGGCGGTGCCCAGATGTCCAGATTAAACTTTGCCATTCTTGCCCCCAAGGAAACGCTTGGCCTTTGCCTTGCCCATCGTGCGAATGTCTTTGGCCATACGTTGCGCGTGTACCTCCGCCATTAGTTCACTGCCGAGCTTCAACATTTCGGCGGGCGTGAACGTTATGATGTAGCCAGCCGCCCCGCCTTTGTCGCTGCCAAACGTAAACGAAACGTTGCCCTCCGGGTCGCGCCAATGGCCCCCAATGAGGGGGCCGCTGGCTATGAACTTATCTTTGAGCTTGAGGATCATACGTCTTCCATCGCCAATTGACGCTTGTCGTGGACGCTGCCTTGATGGTCCTTGTCATCGTCCGGCACCACTACGGGCGTTATCCCGTCCTCACGCAGCTTGGTCATCTCAACCTCATTGTGCGACTGAGACTCCGTCACGATCTTTTCGAGCTTGGTTGGACGCATGACGTGGAACACGCCGCCAATCCACTGATCGTCTCTATCGTCCTCACCTACGATTCGCTTGACCTTGGGATGCGCCAGCCACACCCATGTCTCGCCGAGCTTGAACCCGCGCGGCACGGCTTTAATGCGACGTGAGACGCCGAGCCTTTGAGCTTCTTCGCTGAAGTCGGACGGACGTGGATAGTAGTCCGCTCCGATCCAGAGTAATCCTACCCGCTCGCCGAACATCTCGGGATTGTTCATTGGGCAACGCACGGCGTAGTGCGGACCATGCGCGCAATAACGCTCTAAGGTCGCCAACCACGGTTTGGGATCGAGCCATTGGAATCCTCTCGTTTGCTTGACCCCCGAGTTACAGGTTGGGCAAATGTGAAGTAAGATGGGCAGCTTGCAGCAGGGAGTCCCCTGCTGCTCGCTGGACAGGTACAGGCCACCAACCTTCCGATAGCCGCACCCTCTTTTAGCTTCCTGCGCCACTTAGGCGACCACCTCTATTGGGTGACGCTCAAGCACTTTGTTGCACAGATCGCGCAAGGCAGTGATGTCTTGCGGATGGACAAACGCCCGAGCTTCCGCGCCCGAACCTTCTAGGGTGAAAATCAACAAGTCGGGGCACGACTCGCATGACGGGTTGCTAAAGATGGAAAACGTTGCACCACGCAACGTCTTACCAGTGCGGAATGTTACCGCTTTATAGTCTGATATCATCGGTTTTACTCCTTAACCATTGCAACCATTGCGGCGCCGATAGCATCATCGGTCTCGCCACGCTGAAGCATGGTCCGCGCAATTGCGTAGATCTCTGGGATTTTCAGCACTGATACACCCATCCCGTTAAGGTAACGGATGTAGATTCCGCCAATCTTTCGATCCTCGCGGTTTTTCTTGACCTTTTCAGAGCGTGTCATCGGTTTTCCTTTCAGGTGAAAGCAGCAAAAAATAGGGGGTCTTTCGACCCCCGTCAAGGTAATTGTGGATTTACTAGTCGCCTAAATACGGTACGCCATGACTACGCTCGTACTGCACCTCTCGCTTGTAAGCGTACTCATTAGCGCGTTGCAGCGAGCGGAACTGTTTGGCCTCGAACCGTGCGCCATCCGCATGTTTGGCATAAACGACATAGCGTAGCTGACCCTTGGACGGGTAAGCCGGATTGAGATCAGCGAGGAACTTCATCACCCTATGTCCTCCAATGCCCAATAGTTGGGGTCAGTAAAGATCTCTGGACGATAGCGGCGCTTTTGGTCACGTTCGCAGGCTTCGCAAACGTAACAGCAAAAGATGCCGCGAGCGTCGAACAGACCATACTTTTCTAAGCCCGACCCACAGCGGCACTCGTTTGTATTGTCTGTTAGCATTGGTTTTCCTTTCGCGGTTTACTCGGTCTCGGTTGCAACTCTGTACCCTTTCCTCGTGTAAGCAGGCTTGGAAGTTCGGCGATAGGCCCGCTCGCGATTGCGTCGTAGCCACCATGCAAGCGGATTGCGGGGTCTACGACCCCGCTTCCGTTGACGCCTCATTAGTCCGCCGCTTCCGCAAGCTCTACCGTCTGCTTGCTGGCGACAAAGGTAGCTGCCGCTTCCGCGAAAGCCGCCGCGCGGAATATCGCCTTGTTGTTGTCCTTTAGGCACTTGATCCAGCCCGCCAAGTATTGGGCGTGATCCTCTCGCGGGGTTGCTTCTATGCCCAAGTCTGCGGCAATGAAGCTCGCGCCAAGCTCCGCGATTAGTTCCTCGAAAGCGTAATCTGCCGTGCC